CCAGTACCACCAGTAGCGCCAGTACCACCTGTGCCGCCTGTAGATCCTATCGACCCAGTTGATCCTATCGACCCAGTTGATCCTATTCCACCAGTGCCACCAGTAGCGCCAGTACCTCCTGTAGCTCCTGAAGTTCCTGAAGTTCCAGAAGATCCGGTACCTCCCGAAGCACCAGTACCACCAGTAGCGCCAGTACCACCTGTGCCACCTGTAGATCCTATCGACCCAGTTGATCCTATCGACCCAGTTGATCCTATTCCACCAGTGCCACCAGTAGCGCCAGTACCACCAGTAGCGCCAGTACCTCCTGTAGCTCCTGATGATCCTATCGACCCAGTTGATCCTATCGACCCAGTTGATCCTATCGACCCAGTTGATCCTATTCCACCAGTGCCACCAGTAGCGCCAGTACCACCAGTGCCGCCTGTAGATCCTATTGATCCAGTAGATCCGATTGACCCTATAGATCCCGCCGAACCAGAAGACCCTGAAGAAGTTAGCCAATAGCCATCAACTTTAATATAAGTAATTAAAGTATCTGAAGCGGTAAATTGAGCGCCATCTATTACTTGCGATAGCAAAGTATTCTTTTCAGAATCTAATCCGCAAAACCTATCTCCTGCATATCTTGTAATAGCCATATTTTATTCCAGTACCTTTCTAAAACTTCCTGAAGTTCCAGTATTGCCACTAATTACACTTTTTTGCTTAACTGAAGAACTTATCGAAAGAGGATCTTGTGTTATATACTTGTACAAAAAAGAATTATAATTTCTATTAACTTGAGTGGATGTTAATTGAGTATCATAAATTGCTATTCTATACATATAACCTTCGAAATAATTTGGTACACTTGTGGTGGTTGGATAATTGCCAAAACATACTTTCGCTAAAGAACTGTCTACAATTGATGTTACATTTTTATTGTAACTAAAGCTATATTTAGCAGTTGTTTTCGGGAAGCCAGCTCTTGTTTGGCTATTTTCGTCTGTAAAAGAAAGAGTATTTTTGCTTGTTAATTGAGCCAATAAGGAAAAATTGCCAAAAACTGGAGAACTTGATCTATATAAATAATACCCGAAAGCATCGTTGACCATCGGCCAAGATAATTGTATTGCTTTTTTAAGTGGATCGCTTGTTGCAGATACTATTTCAGAAGCCTTTGATTCTCCTGCTCCATCATAAGAAGATATGCAATAAAAATTTGTAGCATTATTTAAGAAACCAATATTTCCAGTATTTCCTAAAGTTCCGACGCTCGCTTGAACATTAGTAAAAGTTAAAGGAATTGGTGGTTGTAAAATTGTTAAAACAGTAACTGGCACTTTTTGGCCATTGATATAAATGTTTACTTTTTCCCCGTCTTGAAGATACACGTTTACGCAAATAGATACATTATATAGAGTATTTGTTTCTATTAATTGTGGAGTATAGCCCGATAAAATATCTCCGGTAGAAGAAGCGAAGCTAAAGTAAATTTTTTTATCTTGTATGTAAATTAACTGAGGCGAACCTTCATTTTCTAAAAAGTATCCAGCAGAAACAGCGTCTGACCTTGAAAATAAATAAGCCTTTTGAAAAGACGCTCTAGTTTGAGTAAACCAAAAATCATAAGTTTGAGTTACTCCGCTGCCAATAGAGAAAGTTTTTGTAGAGTTATATTTTAAATTTATGTCTATTAGGCCACCGTCATTCAAATTTGTTCTATTCCCAAATAACACAAGTGAATTTGCGTCATACATTGAGTTAACTAGATTAGAATTATTATTGCTACCAGTTAAATCTAAGAAAGAAGAAAAAGGACTCCTAGAAGAAGAAGTGAATTTTGTTTTATGCTTTACTCCTTTGAACATCGGCTTGTTTTTTTCAAACTGCATGTTCCTATAAAGAATATATCCTCCGTTTAAATTTGCTGAAGTTAGTTCTCCTTTTGTTGGGTCAAAACAAACTGCGTAAGATTCTATTGTCTGTCCAAGATTTCCAGTATTTCCACTGCTGCCGCCAGAACCAGAAGAGCCAGTATTTCCAGTATTGCCAACGTTTCCAGAATTATAACCGCCTAAAATATTTATCTTACCGCCAAAATAAGATGTGCCAGCAGCTCTAGAATTATAATACAAAACACTAGGAGCATTAAATGGAACGCTAAATACAGCGTACCCATCAAACCCTTCGTTACCGAAATATGAAAAATTACTAGAATAAGAATTAGTTCCGCCTCCAGCATTTGGAGTTGTAGTCAAATAAAATTCATTATCAACATTTGTTATATTAGACTGCAAGAAAACGTATGTTGCGCCTTTATATAAATTTAATGTTCTGCCTTGAGTATTGCCAATGACAAATCCTTGAGCTGATCCAGAAGTATAATATGGGTGCTGGGCAGTTTTATCTGCTACGGCTACTTCAAAATAAAAAGCACTATTACCAAAGTTATTAGATACCGCAGGAATAAATACTTTATCAGAAATAGTTTGCCATGTCCCCTTTTTTTGGAAATCGTAAGAGCCGCTTATTGTATTAAACGCGCCCGTGCTTGGCGTTAAAGTCAAAACAGTCGCATTGCCTGTTCTTGGGTGCCCAGTAGAAACATAAACATCTACAGAAGCAGTATAAGTTTCTCCTCTTATTACATTTATGTTGAAGCCATGTTTATTAGAAACTGAATCTGTTTGCCCAGAAACAAAATTATATTTATAAATAGAATCTGTTTTGCTAAACGGGCCAGGAGCATTATCGAAAAAATTTCCCTGACCATTTAAATTTCCTGAGTAATCTAATTTATAAAAAGCCCTTCCAGTATCTCCTGGTTTTATAGCAAATCCAGCGTTGCCAGTTGGCTGAGAAAATAAATTAGTAGTTGGCTCTCCCGCATAAGAGTTCCCAAAAAAATCATAAAGTAAAATACAAGAATCGGCGGCGGAATCTAATGATCCATAAACTTTTTTTATTTCCATACTAGTAAGATCCCGTATAAATAATAGAAGAGATTATGCACTCTACATTATTTTGTTGCATTAGTTTAGTCACGAAAACATCGCCAGTTATGGTGCCAAGTCCACTCGCCACAAAACTGTAATTATCAATAAACTGAGTAAATAAAATTCCATGCTGGCCGCCAGGATTACTGTAATTGCCAGAGTATGGAAGAATGTCTATCTTCTTTAACCCAACTGTATTATTAAATACTTTTGAGCCTTCGATTGTTTGATTGTTAGAGTTTAAATCAACGAAGTTACTCCCTGTCGAAGCGAAATTATTCTCTAAGTCTGTTATTCTTGCGCCAAGGTTGCCGCTAAGATTATTTATTTTTGTATTTAGTACTCCGCTAGTGCCTGTTATTAAATCAGTAAGCCCAGAAACCTCGCCGCTGATTACTCCACTTACTTCTACTTCATATCCAGTAATTAAATTTATAGCATACTGAGCATTACCCGAGACTGTAGATACATTGGCATTTGTTGTGTTTAAATTGCCACTTAGAGTGTCTATTCTTAAATCTAAAAAAGAACCAGAAGAAATAATGAGGCCGCTTAGAGCAGCCCCGCTTGAATTAATCCCTGAAAGTAAATTTGAGCCAGTCGTATTTAAGTTGCCGCTTAAGGCAATGAAATCGCTATCAGACGAAATATCGGAGATATAACCAGAAGGGTTGTTACTCGGATAATAATTTTCGTCTGTTACACTTAGAATATAACCAGATAATTCTGGTTTATCTAACTGTTTAAGCCTAACTAAATTAGCCATTAAGTAAAATTACACCAGATTACCTTCCTTCTGATAAGATCTTCTGAGCATCCTTAGAAATTTTTTTATTATTCTTCTTGTTCTCTGATGGGGCTTGATAAGCCGCGACATGTCTTTGGAACTCTCTTTCTAGTCTAGCAATCAAAATTTCATGATTGTCTGTTGGCATAATCCCGACTTTTAAAGCGTGATTTTGGATGTCGCTTCTATTTAGATTTCTTAAATAAGATTGATATTCTTCGAAATTGTTTGTGCCATATTTTTGCAATCCAGTGTCGCCCCAAATTTGATCTAAAGTTGTAGGTCTTCCAGTTTCTTCTTTGGCGTCAATTTGTTTGAGATTTTTTAGAGTAGGTTTCTTAGCCATATATAAGTTATAAATTAAGATTAGAAATATATCAAATAAAAAACCCGCCGGGTTTCCCCAGCGGGTTTTGTTAGAGTCCGACTAATTAGACAATGATACCAGAGAGAGCGCGGGCATCAATACAGATGCGGCCTTCCTCTAGGGATCCGTAGAATCCAGCCTTGTCGCTTCTTTGTAGGAATTGATCGTCTGGTTGTACGTTGAATTGGCTGCCAGTCTCAGAGGTTGTGGCAACGGCGCGGATTAGAGCGCCCTTAGTGTTGTCAACACCAACTAGGATTTGATGGGTGTTAGGATCAAATGTAGCTCCAGTTGGGATGGTTGTGATGTAGTTATCGAAAAGAATGTTGTACTTCTTACCGAGACCTAGCTCAATCAACTCAACAATATTTACACCATAGATTTCTTGCATACCAGCATTGCGGTAGATCTCCTCTCTCATTCCATCAGGAAGAGCGATGCCTACGTTAGTGTCGGTAGTGCCAGTGGCACCCTTGGTGGTGTTAAGAGGATTGTAAGCGAAGGCGCGAATCTTTTCTTTAATCTCAGGAGAGACATAAAGATCAGTCAAGCCAGTGCTATATGGATCAGCAGGAGTACCACCAGCCCAGGACTCGTTGATTCTCTTGACGCGGGTCATGAGCTTGTTGAGATCATCGAGCTTGAATTGGGTAAGAGTACCAGCTTCAGTGTAGTGCTTAAGAGCAGATCCGCCTTGAGGAGTGGTTGAAGCCTCTCCGAGAGCCTTGAGCATAACTGCCCAAGCATTGCGCTCTTGCTTGATTAGAACTTCTTGAGACATACGCTCAACCAACTTAGCGATGATGTCCAAGCGAGCTTGGCGAGCATATCTCTTGTTGATTGAAACAGCGCTATCAAGACGATAGGTAGCGATCTTTAGCTCTTGGATAGCAGAAACGTCTTGCGAAGAGGGCAAGCCACCAGCAAGAGTTTGAGACCAAACGCTAACATAACCGTTGTTTAGCTCTTGATAATAGAGGTCAAGAGGATAGCTGGGGGAGTCATTCTCGTCGAATGGAGCATCAGTATAAATCTGAGAGGCTGTGCCAGCTTGCAAAATGACTCTTTGAATAACAGGTCCGAGGAAAGCGGCAAAAGCTTCTGAAGCTTCGGCAGCAACCAATCTGTTCTTAGAGCCAAGGGCCTTGATTAGCTCAACTTGCTCAGGTGTATTTTTAAGTTTAATTCTCATGTTAATCCTTTAATTATAGGGCCAATTTAACGAGGGTTTCGCCGTTAGTGTCAGCAGCTCCAAGGAACTTGCCGATGGCAACGTTAGCAATACCAGCAGATCCGGTAGAAGCAGTGATTTGTCCTGTTCCACCAGCGTAAGCGGTTCCACCAGCAGAAGGAGTTCCGAGAACGCCTTGTACCAAGAAAATACCACGGGTAACTACTGGAACAGCTTGTCCAGGAATTACGGCTTGCATTTCGGCAGCCTTACGGGGCTTGTACTTGAGGAGTTCACCGTTTTCATCGGCGTCTCTTACGTCGTAAAGCATCATTCCGATTGGGGTCTCGCCAGTTGTACTAACAACAACTTTGGCGGTGACTCCATAACGTTGAGAAACAACGTTAGTCGGTGAAAGCGTACCAGCGCTGCCGATGAACTCTAGTCCACCGCCAAGCTCAACGCCTGAATCATAGTTTTTCCAACCAGTAGCAATCTTTACCAAGGATCCCTTGGTGATATTGATTGATCCGGCGGACAAACCAGTTGTGTCGTATGAGAACAGATTCAATACATCGTGTTCATCATAATCTCTAAAAGGTCTTAGTTTATAAGCCATATTTTATCCTTATGTTGTATTATGTGTTTTATCCGACTACGAATTCGTCGTAGTCAAAAGCTTTTTTGTATTTGTTAAAGAGTGAATCTTCAGAGGCTGTAGAAGTAGCAGGAATAACTGCTGTCTTCTTTTCGCCATTGGCGGCAGCTTGATCGATTACTTCTGTAACAGAAGCGTTTGCGGCTTCTTTCTTCTCTTCTTGCATCTCTTTCTTTTCGCCCTTCTTCTTGTTTTTCATGAAGACGGCCATCTTATTCTTATAAGCGGCAAAAGCGTCGTCGTCCAAACCAGCGATGTCAGAGGCAAGAACTTGTCTTGTATCAGCATCTAAATCATATTCAGCATCAAAAGCGTTCATTCTCTCGTTGAACTTTTCATTGGCCAAGATAGCTTGCTTCTCGGCTTCGACAGCTTCAAGAGAGGCCTTTAGGGCAGCAATTTCTTTTTGCAAAGCCTCTTGTCCGGCGGCCAAAACGTCATACTTTTCTGTGGCGGCCTTGAGTGATTGTTCGACAGAAGCTTTTTCAGCAGCAAATTTTTCTGATGCTACTTTTAGCTCTTGTTCAATAAGATCTGAAATTTGAGAAGCCGTAGCTTGCTTCAAGCTTTCATCTGTGATATCTTTGATGCTAGTAATTTTCATAACTTTATTATCGATATCTGTATTTACATTTAAATTATCGATTTTGGAAATATTTTCTTCAATAATTTCTGCTGAAGCTTCTGATTTTAGTGTAGCTATACCTTTAACATCGGCGGCTGGGGTTTCTGTTAGACCAATACCAAGTGGTACAACATTGCCAATAACTTTTCTATAAACAGATTTTGTCTTGTCTACCTTGCCAGAACCACCAAAGGCTCTTAAGTTATTTTTGATAGACTCTATTTGGCTTGCGTCAGAAATTAGAGATCCATCTTCAATATTTTTCGATTCGCCGTCTATCATTACTACATTGTAATCATTAAAACCAAGCTCCCAGCTTGCGCTTACTGATTGATATTTATCGCTAGTGGCATCGCTAGACTCTTCTATCTTGTCCGCAAGAAGAGGATTGGCGATTTTCCAAATTACACCACCGAGAGTGATATTAAATGGTCCTTTCAAGTCTTTGACTTGGTCTTCCGAAAGGGAAACGTCTGACCCAAACTCACTAAACCCGGCAGTTAAAATTACGCCAACAATTTTTTCTCTATTGTGTTCAATATTTATTGGCTTATTAATAAAATCTTTATAAGAAGCAATGGCTGTATCTGTGTCGATAACATCGCCATTTTTATTTACTCTATTTACTACAGCAGCATTAAAAGCAATAGGCAACAAATCAACGTTCTTTTCTGTATTTACATTAGGAATAAAATTCCCAACTTGCATTAAAGATGCTAATGCTAAATACTTGTCCTTCTCTTCTGAAACCAATGGCTTTAGAACAGAACTAAATGTTGTAGTATAATTGTAAGTCATAATTAAATCTCGTACCATTTTTCTGAACTAGAATACTCATCTAAATAAAGTTCGTCTGCGTTTTCAAAATCAAAATCTCCGATTGATTCCATATCAATAGCAGCCTGAGCCAAATCTTGATCTTCTGGCTCCCAAGAGTCAGATATGTCTATCAAATCAGCAGAACCCTTAGCAACATCTTGGTCAGCTTTTCTGTAAGCATCTTTTACTTTGCCTCCAGACATCATTCTTAAAAACATATTTACTCTTGCCATCGCCCATTGACCTCTAGTTTTCCCGGGTCTGTGAGAAGAACTAAAAGCTCCAGCGCCTCTTCTATAAACTTTCTTTAATTGAGATAAGCTAACTTTTCTTGAGTGCTTTGCGTTGTGCTCTTTGACTTTATTTTTTAAAGCCTCGATCACTTTATTAGAAAAAGAAATAGCATCTGAGCTTTTTTCTCCAGCCGAACCGGGTTTATTTTTAGAAGAGCCTTTTCTTTTTTCTGATGGCTTAGCTGGTGTTTGAGCGGAACTTTTGGGACCGGGTCTTTTTGCTTCTATCTCTACGTCCAATTGACCTGCCTTACTCCTAATAGCCTCTCCTCCGGCAATTGAATTTTCTTTATCAATTAGGCCGATGTCTTTCTTTGTGAAATCAACGAAAAAACCTGCCGATTCAGGCTTTTTGTTCAGATTTCCGTTTTCTATTTCTAGATTCATTTTAAAGTAACGTTAAATATTACACTTTTTCCGTAGATATTTGACTAACATTTAGTATCGCGGCTGAAAAAATATCAACGCCATGCTCTTCTGATATTTCTAGAAGCTTAGAAATTTTCTCTGGGTTGTCTTTTTTTTCTCCTTCGCAATATGCTTTTATAGAATAGTCCCAATTGGCTTTTTCTTCATTAATTATAATATTTTGAGCTATTTGTTCTGCTATTGATTTTTGCTCAGAGTTTAAATTTTTCTTTTTGTGCTTCTTCTTTAAAAAGTCTTCTACTTTGGCCGACAGCATCTCATACTCTTTGAAAGTTTGAGAAATTCCTTTCATAGAAAAAGCTGCTAAGGCTGGGGCTTTTTTATTTCCGCCAGTCGGTGAAACATTCTTAGAAGTTTGAGGAGATCCTGAGCCAGGAGGTCTACCACCCGATAGTCCCCCAGCCGCAGCAGCGCCAGTAGCGACTGGAGCGTAAAGACCTTCTTCTTTCAGAGTCTTAAATTTTCTTTGAGACTCTAAAGATTCGTCTGGATCTGGAAGCCTGCCTGTTTCGATAGCTTGCAAGCCTTCCTCTGGAGTTAAAACTCCAAGTTGGACTAATTGAGCGCTCACTCTATTCCATACTGAAGAATCTCTTATATCAATTTCTTCGAAGTGCGGCATCGGGAAATTCTTAAAGCCTAAATTTTTACAAAGTCTCTTTACTTCAGGAATTAAAAAGTCATTAAGGAACGCTTGCCTTCCCTGCTCTAATCTTTGCATGAAAATATTTACTTTAATACTTGTGGCAGAAAATTTTTCGTCGCCAATAAGAATATTATTCAAGCCTTGTTGGATATCTGTATTTACTACTTCGTACTTTTTAGGATCTAAAATATTAGCGATATCAGGAATAATAAACTGAGCTTTTGTAGTGAAGTCAGAAACAAGAACTTTTCCTACAGATTGATTTTGGAAAAGAGTTTGCATGGCTTCAATATTCTTTTGATTAATATTTAAAGCACCGCTCTTCAACTCAGATCCCATGGTTATTAATAGAACAGCTTGCTGAGTTGTTCTTGTTAATGCCATGTCCATTTTCTTCATTTCTTGCTTCCAGTTAATATCTTCCAAAACTGGAAAGCCCATAGGAACAGAGAATGGTTCGTAATCTTGCTTTTTATAAAATACAGCAGACACTTGCTCTGTATCCAAAGGAATTGTAATGTAAGCTCCAGCACCAGAAAGAACTTTCTTTTGTAGGTTCAGTCTGTTTTTTTCGTTTAAGCTCTTTAAAACTTCTCTATCTTCATCTGTTGTTGGGTTACGCAGTCTTTGCAGTTCATAATCCGTAAGAATCTTGTAGTAATTACCTCCAACAAATGAAATATTTCCACCATATTGAATATCTGCTGGATTTAAAATCATGTATTTAGATGGCAGCTCTAATTTTTGAGCAGCTAAACTTTCTGATCCAAATACTTGAGTAATTTTAGAGATGTCATTTTGCGCTACCTTATAATCAAATCTATAAACAAAAACGTTACCAGAACGATAATATTCTCTAAAAAATTTATCGACGAAGTTATCCATATTGATCTTCTTGAATAAAGCATCTAGGAAATCTCTCGCCTTTTTATTGCCTCCAGTAAAATAAATTTTGCTACAAGAAAACTCTGTCATCAAATCGACGACATTTCTAAAAGAAGAAAAGTTGTAGTAAGCTTTTTGGCACAAAATAACAGCGTCTCTGATATTAAGACCACTCTTGTTCTGCAAATTATGAGAATATTTAAATGGCACTAGACCATAATCTATATTGTAGAACCTATCTGTTCTTTCAATGTCTCCAGCCAAATTTCTACGAGCCTGCACTGGCGAGTTTTCGGTGCTCGCCGCATAAGCAGTCATCATCGGTTTGATCTCTTGAATTTTTGGTTTTCTCATGTTATGTAATCATTAAAAAGTTTCCGCTCCTAAAAAGGGATCCGATAGGAAGCCCACCAGTCTGACTTTGATTTGGTAAGTTTTGCATTAAAACATATCCAGACAATCCGCTCAAGGTAATAGATGGCCTACTAGAATGACCAAGTATTAGAGTGTAATCATCAAACAGTTCTATCATTGGCAATCCAGCAGAATCTGTGACAGCCCATAAAGAAGCATTAGCTCCGGTTTCATAATAACTAACAAATGTGCCAGCGTTTCCTGCTATAGAAACAACTCCAGAAGAAGCGATCAGAGAAATAGAAGTCGGAGTTGAAGTCCCGCTTATATTTATCCTTTGCGCGGTTATAGGAGAATTAAATGTTTTGTTACCAGTAAAACCGAAAGTACCACTTGCCATACCACTGACTGTAGTGGTATTTGATTGAGTTATTATTTGATTATATAATAAACCAGAAGTGGTATCAGTATATGATTTTAAATATCCACTTGCGGTATCTACTTTTGCGCTAACAACTCCGCTTGAGCCGGTAATAGAAGCATATAAATTTCCGCTTACTGAAACCGTATATCCACTTAAAGAAGTTGTTTGACCGCTTAAATAGCTTCCCGAATCAGATAATCTGGTAGATAAAACGCCACTAACTGCATCTGTATAAGCATTCGCAGCAATTCCAGAGTTTAATATTTTAGTATTTAATACTCCAGAAACAGAATTAATAGAAGAATTTAGAGTCCCTGTAGCAGAAGTTAGAACTGTTTGGTCAACGTATCCAGACGGATTAGTAGACAATGGATAATAATTCTCATCGGCTACTTCTATAATAAAGCCAGAGAATTCCACCTGATCTACCTGCTTTTTCCTAATCAAATTGGCCATGCTAATATAAAGTTACACTAAAACATTACTGGAGTAAACGTAAATGTATTATTTTCTACAGTCTGCTTCATAATATCGTTATAACATTTGACGCCCCAATTAGCCAACATAAATGCTGAATAATTATCTTTTCTAGCTCTTGTAACGGAAGATCCACGCTTTAAGTGCTGGGGCAAATCAAAGTTTTGCATGCCTCTAGAAGTTGTTGTGTATTCTACTAACGCGCATTGTTTCTTTGTTTGATAAATAAAGTCATCTTGATTTTCAATGAAGTCTAGGTTTGTCCAATCTGATTTATCGCCAATAAATATCAAATCTTTTGGCAATATAGTTCCAATCACGTTGTCAAAGAATTTATCATTAGAACAAACTCTAGAAGCAAATAATACTTTTTTATAATCAATACATGCTTGCAAATATTCGTTGCCTTTTCTAATAAAGCTAGAAGTAAATACTTGATTAAATGCTATTCTGCCATCTGATAAGTTATAGCTCATCTTGGCTTTTCTTAATTCGGCTTCTAGTTCAGTTCCTTCTGCGTCTGAATTGAATTCTACAGTTTTTATATTTATTTTAGCCGCTTTGAATATCTCTGATTGATTACAAGTATCTATAAAAATATCTGCGCCAGCATTATCTAACGTTATACTCACTACATCAAAGTGAGTCATAATATAACAAAAATATTTAACGTGATTATTTAAATTTCCTAGCCCTGCATAAGTATGCACTAATATGCCAACTCCAGTTTCTTCGTCTAACTCCATCACAGCTATGGCAAAATAGTCAGCGTTTGGCGAATCGCTCATATTGGGGTCTATGCCAACTATGTATTTCTTGCCGGGGGTTCCTTTAACCAAAGTGTGCGGATATTCATCTTTCAGCGTGCATTCTTCCATCTTCTTCGCGCTGAAATAACTGTCTGATCCGTCGGTAAATTGAGCACAATATTCTCTAAGAAATGCTGAATGAGAAGTGCCGCCGCTTTGAGCTTCTTCTATGATGGTCTTATCTATCATCTCTGGAGGCAGTGCCTCATAACCTAACTGAGAAACAAAATAAGTAGAGTCTTCTTTTTCTGGCGAAGTTATTTTGGTTATCCACTCTTGATATGTCTTATATAAATTTTCAAATGTATAACTTGCGGAAGAAAGAGCTATCATTTTAGAATTATTTGTGAAAACCATTCGCTCCTCTTCTTTCATTTTTCCTTCCTTAATCAGCAAGTCTTCCATTTCGCGCACATCAATACGTCTTTTCATGTCTTGAGGTGCGACAAGGAACGGCATCAACACATTTTTAATAATCTCTTCTGGTAATAGAAGAAACTCGTCAAGCACAAGAATATTGGCGCGGAAACCACGAATCTTTTCGCCGCTTAGAGGAATAGCCCTAATAGACCCGCCATTGATATCCCATTCGTAAAGATCGTTTCTCTTGCTCTTAGCTCCAAAAGCTTGGAATAATAATTCTGCGCCTTTATTTTCGGCCATTTTTTCTATATTATTAAATATAGCTCTAGCTGTTCTAAATGTCGGACCAGCTATAAGAATCTTAGTATTAGGCTCAAATACACATTGCAATACACAATAGACACTGGCGATAAATGATTTCGCGCAACCACGGCCCCATACGCACATAGAGAAGTTTCTATTGAACATCCCTTTCAAAGTAATCTCTTGGTAGGCCGAGAGCTTTATTCCTGTTAATAAATATGTAGTGAAGTAAAGATTCTGGCGCAAAAATTTGCACAAAGTAATCTTAGCCTCTTTATCTTCTAGCTCTCCTTGTAGTTGTCGGAAAATTTCATTGTAATTCTCCGTTGGTTTTTTATATTTAGGTGTTTCGTGCCACATATTATAGCAGATTTAAATCGTACATTAACTGCAAGTCATATTTTTTATACTCTCCATCGCTAAAAAATATTCTTTTCATTACTCTTACGCATTCTTCTCTGCCATCAACAAACAAAAATTGAACATTAGAGTATTTTTGAATTAGCTCTCTTACATTAAAGAAAACAAACTCTGGGGTTACTTTAATTTTCTTTGATACATAGTTGAGGTGTTGAAAACTCAAACATTCTTGCAAAGGTCGCTCGACTAACACAATTAGATTAGCTTCTGCGGCTATTGATCTTTCTATTTCTCGGCAAAATCTTTCGTATCCGCCACTCATTGTTCCAATGAAATCAGCTATAGATTTTCTTTCAATATAGCATTTGTTTTCGGGATCATTAATAGCGTAGTCTCCGAATTTTAAGCCTTTTACTTCCGTTGGGTAATCAATAACGAGAGGCATCTGCTCTCTGGTATCAATAAATATTTTAAAACCTTGTTTTATTTCGCAATTCAATTCTTCTTCTGGGTATTGGTATTTGTTTTTAAAACCAACTTCACCACAAAGCTTATAATAATCATTGAAAAGATTGTGATAATAAGGAATGGGAGGGCTAGTAATAGAGCGCAGCTCCACTTCAGTAGGCGCATAAATTAAATTGTGTTTTTCCTTTCTTTGCGATAGGAGTTTTTTTAAATAATCTTTTTGGGCTTCTGGAACTTGTCCTTTCAGCCACTTTTTCATAGAAATTTTATTATTAAAATCATTTGAGAAATAATAATCTTTATTTTTAAAGTTTATTAATTCTCCAGTGAGCAAATCATATCTCGGTTCGTGAGTTTGGTAGTATTCTACCATTCTCAACTTGTGAGATTTAAGATGTCCATGAAAAGACTTATCTGTTTCGAATTCTAAATTACAAATTTTACATTTAACCATCTAATACTTCCTCCTCGGTCAAGCCAAAAATTCTGGCTTTAACATCATCCATAGATGATAAGCGTCCGACTTCCGCTTTTAAAATTTCTCTTCTCATATCAGCCATTTTTATCATTTCTTTTCTAGTATCTTCGTCTTTCCACATTTGCACTAGATTAAGAATAGAAGCGTTTTCTTTTACTTGATTAGAAAGTCTTTCGCTACGCTTTATTTTTAGATCATTAAGGAGTTTTTGCTGGCGAGTTACGCATTGATTATATTCTGTGCGAGCAGAAGTAACTGCTTCAATCAACGGCATTGGAATCCTATTGCCAGAAGATACTTCAATGTCGATCTGCTCTTGAAGAGTCTGGATAGTGCGCTGAATATTAGCAGAAATTACAACTTCTGTAGATAATATTATATATTGATCCACTTCTTCTTGCGTCAAATCCCCTTTATCATACGCATATCTAATAAAACTACTCTCGAATAATTCTCTGTCTTCATTTGTGAGGTAAGTGCCGATTTGATGACTAAATCTAAATGTATGAAGATAAGATATTAGAGAAGTTAGATCTTTTTTTTGCCTTGCCGTGAGTTTGTCCTTGTCTAAACCGTTAAGAACATATTTATTTACTCTAACTAAAGCTCTTTCAAGGTTTTTGGGTGGTTTATATTCGCCTTGGTCGTCTTCTCTATCTGAAGTATTGGCTTGTATATTTTTAGGAAGAGTATCAAGATATTCTTGGACGCTTCTAGCCTCTATAGAAAGATTTGTTAGGCCATAATTATTAAAAAGCTCTCTAGCTAGATCCACCGCCGTCATCATAGCGGCATTATTAACAATATAATCTTTCTGGTCTTGAGTAAAATCTATTCTGTCTTTTGGGGTGTATTCGCTTTTAGTTTTGACTTTGAGTTCTCTAGAAGCCAAGAAATTTTTCACGGCCTTGCCCTGCTTGCTTCTGCCGTCTACATTTGGAATGTCTGGGAAAGCTATCTGGGTAAGCTCTTGCAAACTCGGAGGATTGTCTTTTCTGTCGTTCCAAGTTTTAATTATAATATCTTTTTGCTCTTGAGTTAAGTCTATGTCATTCATACGTCTACTTCTCCATTGGCGAGGCTATCTTTTGCTTTTTTTATTATAGATTTTTGAATATTGCGAAGCTGCTTGTTGTAAGTTGTTTTCGCTTTTTTATCGTATTTAAAATCTAAATGTTTGCAAACATATTCCTCAGTTTTATTTTGAATATATAATAAATCATACACTTTCCACTCTATCGGCTTGAGAATTTTCTTCATTCTTTCGTGCAAATTCGCAGCCGCTTTTTGTATATTGTATTCTGGAGTTGTTTGGTTATTTATTTCGTGAGAATGGTCTTCAACAGACACTGTCATTTTTAAATCGTAAGCATTTTTCTTTGTTTTTAGCCAATTGTTAAACATCGGGCAATTTTTATCTTGCTTACCATATATTTTACATTCATTTTCTCCTATGGCGGCGGCGCATTTCAAACATGGGCGCGCATAATTACCATAATTATTTCTAATTAAGTTTTTAATCTGATTGGATATTATTCTATTTACCCAAGGGAGTATCGGTTTGCGCTGATCATAAAGGCTCCATTTTTTATATATATGGAATCTAATAATTTGAGATACGTCCTCAAAGTCAATCCAATTAAGCGCGGATAATGTCCACTTGTGTTTTCTTTTTGCTATTTCCGTGTTAATTAAGTTGATATAATTTTCAAACTTTAATTTATTCTTCTTCATTCATTGATTGACGAGAAGGATAGTATCCTGCTTCTCGTTTAAAATCTTCCAGCGCTTGTTCTTTGCTGATCCTTGGTGCGCTAAAAGTTGGTTCGTCTGTACTTTGGCCATTGTATGTTCCCATTAAATTGTTTAATTTTACTCCTCTTTGAGGGTTTATGTCTATATCAAAGTCTAGCTTAGAGATGTCTGGCACTCTTTCTGCGCCGATTTCTTCTTCTTGTTCCTCTTGTGTAATTTTAGGGGTAGGCTTTGCGGCCTTCGAAATAAAAGAGGAAGCAATGACAAAACTAGAACCACATCCAGAACAAAACTTTGGCTTATCAAAGGAATATTCTGTCGCGTTGCCGCATTTTTGACAATAGATCTTCATATTAAGAATTATACACTATATGCCTAAAAAAACCACTAAAAGTTTTAAATTTAAAACCGATAAAGGCATAGAATATTCTGTTAGCAAAATAAAGATCCCAGCTAGGGACAAGGCTGAAGGATTGTGTGACTCTCCTGAGAACGAGCGGCCCCAAATATTTATAGAAGCCTCTCTCTTGCCGCGAAGAGAGATGGCTGTTAGTATTGAGGAGTTCGCTCATGCTTTTTTTTGGGATAAATCAGAAAAGAATGTCCGTAAGTTCGCAGCAAGTTTAACAAAATATTTATACGCGAACGGTTGGAGAAAAAGTTTTTAGTTTTTTGACTATAAATTTAACTAGATCGCTTCTCTTGATGTCGTCTTCGGTAAATTGGAAAGAATAGATTCCCTTATCTTGGCTTTCTTGGTCTCCGAAAATTGATTGAAGCTTGTCAAAGCCGCCAGCTTTGCCATTGCCCAAGTCTGATTGGTCAGGATCAGCAAGAATAAAACACTTACTGAATTCTCCAACTCTTGTCATTAAGGTTACGATTTCCTTTTGGGTGCAATTTTGAGCTTCATCAAGAATAATAGCCTTACAGTTCCAACTCATGCCGCGCACGAATGATAAAGGATGGCTCTGAATGCGGCCTTGGTTATTTAAGGCTTCAATATATTGTCTAGATAGTAGCTCTTCTAGCTTATCTGCAAAGGGTAAGTTATAATATTTAAGCTTTTCATCTGCGTCTCCAGGCAGATAACCAATTTTGCTGTCGCTACTCTCTACTGGAGATCTTATATACATTATGTCACTAACTTTCTTGTCTTTAATTAGCTGAAGGGCGCAGTAGATACTCAACAATGTCTTAGAAGACCCGGCGGGGCCGCTAATAAACATCATTTTTACATCCTTATTCAGGGCAATATCAATGAAGGCTTTTTGTTTGTCTGTCCAGTTTAGTTCTCTTATCTTTAGCTCTTCCTTGAACTTATCGCGCTGAAGGATCTTTGGTGACTTATCTTGTTTTGACATTAAAGCTATTATATAAGAAAAACAAAAAACCCCTAAGTTTTTCAACCTAGGGGTAAATTTAATTTATTTATTAGTTATTAGAAGGTCCAGCGCAAACCACCAGCGCCAACTACCTCGCCGTCCAATTCCTTGCGGGCAAAGTTAAAGTTAGCAACATCAAAGTCATTCTTGATGTAAGTGGCTTCGGCAAATACAGTTAGATGCTCAAATAGAGTCTTGCTGACTCCAATCTTAGCAATAGCATTGGCAGAATCGCTAAGCTTAATGTACTCCAAAGCAGGAGTAACAGTGAACCAACCAAATACGCTGGTTGGGCGCTCAATGCCGACGCCATATCCATATTGTTCTAGATTAATATCATATACACCCTTGGCATAAGGAGTAAAGAACTTGTTCTGTAGAGCAACCTTGATATTTGCTTCTGTGGAATTTGGGATATTTGGGTCGCCAGCTTGGTGACGAATTACTGAGCCGTCCGTACGCAAGGTCACGCCTTCGAATACTTCAAAGCCCTTTCCTACATTGAAAGCCCAGTGGCTTTCATCGAGATTCTCGCTAACTGGGAGAATTGTTCCAGACACCCCTACATCAATGCCATAGTATGTTGAACCAAGACCAACTCCTGCGAAAGGAGTAGCCTTAGTACGAGACAAACCGTTCACAAGGTACGTTGAGGTGTACCCGGCCTCAAAAGAGGCGCGAACCGGGGCATTTTGGGCAAAGGCCGCTGTAGTTAGTGTTGCAATTAATAGCGCTAGTTTTAAGAATTTATTCATAGCATATTATTGTTACACCTATATGAGATTTTGTCAAGAAAAAAAAAGAGCCTTAGAAAAGAAAAGCTCCCGGGAATATTTTTGGTTTTACTTTTATTTTTGTTATTTAAAGAGATTAAAGGAATTAAAAAGGGCGGCCTATGGCCTCCCATATAAGTAAATTAAGGATAAATAAAGGATAAAGAGGGGAAGAGCTTTTGTTTTTTTTGTTTTGTATCTTAAAAGACCCATAAGAAAGAAATGCCTCTGGGATTTTTTTATTTTGATTTATTAGAAGAATAAAATTGAATAGGGGAGAATGAAAAAAGGGCCCCCCCGCGCGCCCCCGAACGGCCCGGATTGTACCATTTCAAAAAGGGGCTGTCAAGCAAAAAAAGAAAAAAAATTTCGCGCCCAGGCTGCGGACTTGGCACGGTTCTTGAATCGCGCAAAAGTGGAGGGATTGGCACGGAAATTGACGGGGGGGACTTGGCACGATTCCTGTCGGGCAGGTTCTATGCCAAGGCATCGAATCCGGCCACCGCGGACACTTTTCTCGAAGAAAAGTTCACTTTTCGGAAAGTTGGCACACTTTTATTGCCCGAATGGCGCATTTTTACGAATTGCAAATCGAGTGCAAATGCCAATGAATAACGATAACGTAACCGGGGCCGCTGTAGGGGTAGCGGAAGGCGTTTCCGATTCAAAAGGTAACGATAACGAAAGCATCGCAGTTCTAGGTATGTTTCGGGGGGGGGTTGGGGGCAGGATCGGGGGCAGGATCGGAGGCAGG